GTGTAGGAGACGGTGCCGAGCACCGGGAACTGCGGCGCTACGGCGAAGACGGTGTCGCCCGCCGGCGCGAGGAGGGTATGTCGATCTTCGCCCGTCGCTCGGCTGATCGCCTCGTCGATCCAGGCCCGCCAGAGCGTGAAGCTTCCCGACGGCTTGGCCGGCGCGGACCTCGCGGCGAACATGGCCCGCAGCTCGCCCTCGATGGCGGCCCTGATCTCGGGTCGGTCTCCGGCTAGATTGGAAATCGTCACCGGCACCGGCACAGGTTGCAGCGCGACGACCGTCACCCGAGCAGTGACCGGGCGCCGCTCTCCATCGTCGACATAGGCCTGCACCGCTGCGACGTCCGACGCCGTCGGGGTGCCATCGGCGCGCCCGTCCATCAGGAACGCGACCCACACCTGGCGGGCATCCCCGATGAAGCTGTCCACAAACACCCGGGACACGGCCACGCCAGGTGTCTCGGCGACCCAGCGCCGCCAGTCGCTCGCTTTCCCCGTCTCGCCACCGTTGCGCTTGCGCGCCAGGACGCGGGCACGAAAGGCCTCTCGCTCCTCGCCTTCGGCGCCGCCGCCAAGCCCTGCAGCAGACACCGTCGCCAGCGATCCTAGCCCGATCGGTGCGGCTGGATCGTCGAGGGTGAGTTCTACGAGCGCGGCCGAGTTGCCTGCAAAGCCGGGCGCTTCGGCCTCGACCGGCATCGTGACGCTGGTGCCCGATGCCAGGGCTGAGGCTCGGGTCAGGAAGAATGCGCCATCCGCCCGCCGGAACCGGATACCTGCCGGGACGACGAGGCCGGCCGTTGCGGTTGCGGTTGCCTGCCCGACCGCTCGGGCCGCGGGCTTGCGGGCAAGGCCGAGCTCGAACCCGTGCCGGTCAAGCCAGAGATCGTCCGCCGTGGACGCGAAAATTTGCCTGTAGAGGAAGGCGAGCCGAAGGTGGACCTCGTAGACGAGGGTGGCGGTGACCTTTCCGAAGGCGAGGAAGGTGTTCGCGAAGAGCGTGACCGCAGCGCCTGAGGTCTCGCGGAACGTCGACCTTGCGCGCTGCGACAGGTCACGGAGCGAGGGGACGCTGTATGCCATCGGCCTTGCTCCACAGGACACCGTAGCGGGCCGCGAATACCCGCGATCCGTCGCGGGCGAACAGTTCGACATCGAGGTCGATCCGACCTTCGGCCTTCATCGCGCGGGCCTCGGCCTGCACACGGGCGCACACGCCCTGATCGACGAGCGGAGCAAGCGCGCTGCTCGCCTCGTCCGCGACCTCGCGGGCCGTGCCGTCCGTCAATTCGCGCCGCCTAAACAGCCATAGCCTCGACCCGGTCGAAGCCGTCTCGCCTGCCCCGCGGTCCACGTCGAAGGCGTCCCCGACCCAGCCGCGCCGGTCGCCGGCATGCTCGAACCGGAGCTCGCGGGCATCGGCCCGAGCGTCCGTGAAGAGCAGGATGAGGATCGCCGTCGCGATCGACTCGCCGGCCCGCAACCCTCCCGTGGGTCCATGATCGGGCTTCGTCGCGAGCGCGACGTCACCGACGATGCCGTCCCACACGAGGTCCGGCGGCAGGATCTCGGTCTCGACGGGATCGAGCGAGCGAATGAGAAGGCCTGCCATCTCAGACCGCCTTGACCTTGATGGACGGGTTGTTGTCGGTGCGATCGACGGCTAAGCCGCCCGTGTCGCCGAGGTCGACTTGCCCCTTCATGAGGATGGTGTCGGCCTCGACCGCGAAGCTCGTGAACTTGAACGTTGCCTTGCCGCCGACGAAGTTGATGTCCTTGCCGACGTACTTCAGCACCTGACCGTCGGGACCGTAGAGCGCCACAGCGCCCTCGGGCAGGTTCTTCGTCCGCTTGCCCTCGTGCTCGACGCCGAGGCTCAACACACGGTCTCGATCACCGCCGAGAGCCACTGCGTACCCGGTCGAGCCCTTCGGAACATGGCTGCTCAGCCCGTAGGGCTGCTGGCGCATGACGCCAGTCAGCTCTTCGCCTCGGAAGCCCTTGCCCTTCAGGCCCTGCTGCCCGCCCCGGTCGTCGGTCTCGTCGACCTGGAAGCGGAAATAGTCGACGCGGGACATCAGTCGTCCTCGTCCTTGTCGACGCCGTAGCCCGGATCGGTCTTGCCGCCCGGCTTCTTGCCGCCCTGCGACCGCGGGTCGACGAAAGTCAGCTCGGCCCGCGTGCCCTTGTGGTCCTGCCGAAACACGACGGAGCTGAGCAGAAAGTCGCCGTCTACGTCCTCCGAGGGGAGCTTCAAGGCCATCAGTCGGCCCGGCTCCCAAAGCTGGCCGCCCTCATCGCGCCAGCGCGAGACCGTGAAGCGGATCGAGGTGCCGGCCCCGGCCCGGCGCAGCTTCTCGTTCTCGGCGCGCTTCTTGAGTTCCTTCTCGGTCGCGTCCCCCTCGACGAAGAGGACGAGCGGCCGGTAGCGCCCGACCTGGCCATCGAACGATTGGACCTCCTGCCGGATTTCCTTGTCGCCTTCGCCCTTGACCCGTTGGCCCTTGGCGATGACGGGCGAGCGGCGATCCTTCGGCTTGAACGAGACGGTGAACTTCTCGACCGGCGCGCCGCCGTCGCTGAGCGAGCCAGCATGACGCTTGGAGCCGCCCTTCGTGATGTTGATGGAGCCGTCTGGCTTGCCCTCGAGCATCAGCCCCTGGCGCCGGGCGGACCGCTCAATGGTCTGGAAGGTCGTCTCGTCGGGGCGACGCTGGATCTTCTCGAGCTTCTCGAGCTTGGTGTCGGTGGTCCAGTTGGTGCCGAACTCGTCGAACTCCTTCGCGACCTCGAGAAGGGTCTTCTTCTCGATCCGGCCCGTCTTGTGCTTGGCCGGCTGGCAGTCGATGGCGTCCTGCGCCTTGCTTCGGCCGGCGACTCGCACCTCCCGGTGCTCCTGTTCGCCATGCTCCGAGTCGTACTCGTCGACGTAGCCCCGCACAAGGAGCGAGCCGGAAGCGAGGATTTCGACCTCCGGCCCTTTGCGCAGCGCCTTGGCCTCAGCCGAGAATATTGGATTGGTGGCCTTGAGCCCGAACGAGATCGCCGCTTGCTCACGCGAGCGCGAGACGTTGACCTCCTGCCAGCCGCGAAACTCCATGCCGCCCACGCGGACGGCGACATCCTCGATGGCGTCACCGCTCACGAGAGGTCGCGCCCCGGCGCGTAGGCGATGACCCGTGTCGGCATGAAGAGCGGGGTCGAGACCCCGTTCAGTCCGACGAGCTCCTGCGCTCGCTCGGGATCGCCGTAGAGGTGGAACGCGAGAGCGGTCGCCGGTAGCGAGCGCGGCACGTCCACGATGACGAGGGGAGCGAGGTCGAGCGCGAGCTGTGAGAGGTGGCTGGCGGCTTGGCGTATAACCTCGGCCAGAGCGTCATAGGCCGCTGAGCCGAGATGAATGGCGACGCGCTCTAGGATTGGCTCGGCGCGGTCGAGGAGAGCGCGGCGCGCCGCCTCCACCGCCCGGCGGTCCCGAAGCACCGACCGGGCCACCCCGAGAGCATAGGCCCCAAGGATTGAGCCCTCGACCGCAGCCGCCATGGCGAGCGCGGGCAGGGTGGCGTTCGATGCCATGGGCCCGCCTCAGTAGGAGCTTGCGAGACCCGGAAGGCGGGCGGACAAGTCGTCCGAACGAGCGGCGAACACCTGCGCGGCATCGGCCGGCTCGGCGGCGTCGGTAGCTTTGCCCACCAGCGCCGCGAACTGTTCGGCGAAGGCGCCCGCATCGACGGCCGACGCAACCCGGCTCGACTGCGCAGCGAGGCGCCCGGCCTCCCCCGACAGGGACGAGGATGGTCCCTCGGCGATCGGAAGCCGGCCGACGTCGTCGACCATGCCCTGCGCCGCCGCCTGAGCAACGGCGGAAAGCGGGCCGACCGCGCCAGGCGCAAAAGCGCCAAGGCCCGCCATCGCCTGACCGGCAGCGGTCGCGAAGCCGGAGAAAGCCGCGGCGGCAAGACGGTCACCGAGCGGAAGCGCGGCAGGCGCGCCCTTGCCCTTGTCGACCCACTCGATGTCGAACGCGATGTAGCCGAGCTTGTTCTTCTCGTGCGCCGTCTTGACCGAGGTGCAGCGGGCCTGCCTCGCGCCAAACATCGGCAGGACGAGGCTCGCTGCCCCCGGCTCCACGCAGGCGCGAAACAAGGCGCTGTGCTCGGCCTCGGCGCGGTCCCCGACGACGTAGGCCGTGGCGCGGTAGCGGGTGGCCTTGCGGCCCATGTCCTCGGTGTCGTGCTCCTCGGCACGCACGTATTCGTGGACGCCGACATGCCGGCCGCCGTCGGCGATCTCCTCCTTCTCGACGAAGAAGGCCACGCCCCGGAACGAGGCGGGGCGGAGCCTCTTGCGCCAGTCGATCAAGGCCTATTCCCCGCCAACGTGAGGCATGCTCACGCCGGTGTTGCCCGCGGAAAGGTGCCCCTGAGCGGTGATCGAAGCGACGGCCGAGAGGAGCGCGCTCGTAGGGCTGACCTTGACGGAGACCGATGCCGATCCCTGCAGCACCGGGTCCTTGACCGGGATCGGCTCCTGTACGCGGGCGATGATCTGATCCGGCACGAGCTTGGCGTCGAGCGGGCCCGAGGGGATGGCCGCGGATAGTCGACCGATGGCGTCGTTGAGCCCACTCGTGTCGGGAGGTGCCGCCGGACCGCCGAGGTTGAAGCCCGAGGGAAAACTGACCGGAAGCGGGTTGGGGATTGAAGGTGGTGGAAGAGCAGCAGGAGCCGCAGGGCTGAAATCCCGCGGGAATGTCACCGGCAGCGGGTTCGGGATCGGAGGTGCTGCGGCGGCTGCAGGCAGCGGACCGCCGAGACCGAAACCGGCCGGGATGCTGACCGGAAGCGGGTTCGGGATCGGAAGTGGGGACGGAGCCGCGACCGGAGCCGCAGTCTGCGCAGCGGCGTCCCGAGAGGCTACCGACAAGCCCTCAAGCTTGCCGGTGAATGCTGCTGCAGCCTCCCGCAACGCGCCCGCAGCGTCGTTCAGCGGGGCCATGCTGGCAGCGCCGCCCGTGATAGCACCGCCTATGCTAGGCTGCGTGCCGTCCGCGCGATAGGGAGGTGCCGCCGGGCGCACCCCGCCGTCCTGGCTGAGGCGGTTCGTGAAGCGGCCGAAAGGGCGGCTCGCGCCCGCGACGACGGGCGTCTCAGGGAGCGTGGAAGGTCCGCTGTAGGCCAGGGGGCGATGCGCGGCACCAGGCTTGTCCATGTCGAGGACGTCCGAAAGCCTCCAGAGCGGGTCACCCTTAGGCCTCGGCGCGGCCTTCCCGCCCTTCTGCTTGCTCGGGTCCGTCCAGTCTTTCGGAATGGCTGGACCAAAGCTCGGGGTGTCCCATGCGGCTTCCGGCTGCTTCGGCGCGCCTGTGATCCCGAACGAACGCAGACCAGGCGTTGTCTCAGGGGTCTTGCTCGGCTTCTGCGCCATGCGCAGCCCGGCCACCATCGCCTGCGCTGCTGCGGTCGCGCCGCTCATCGTGTCCGTGAGGAGGTCAAAATTAGAGTTCAGGCGCGCTGCGCCAGTGACGCTGCCTTCAAGCGCGGCGATCTCCTCGCGCAATTGACCGGCACGTTCCCTCGCACGGCCCGGCAGGATAGGCGCACCGTCTCCGCCCGCGAAGCTCTTGCCGGTATAATTGCCCTCAAGAGTTGCCAGATCGCGCCGCTTCTCAAGCAAGCGCAATTCCTGAAGCTTGGCCTTCTGCTCCTCAACGAGCTGCCGATCATCAGGCGACCCACCGGCAAGCTCGCCAGCCAACTCACGCTGGGCCTTGAGCGTAGCAGAGTAGCGATCTGCGCTCTGCTGGACTTTGGAGATGGCTGCCTCGGCCGTCTTCGCCTGCTCGTACAGCGGGTGCTCGCGGAACGCTTCAGCACCCTTGCCGCTCGCGGCGACCTGCAGTCGCTCAAGCCCTCGATTTAGGGCTTCCACGACGGGAAGCAGGGAACCCGCCGCGGCCTCTCCCACTCGCTGCATCGTGACGGTGCTCTGCGCCGAGAAGCGCGCCAGCTTCGATTGCGTCAGTGACAAACGGCGGTCGAGGTCGCGCGCGACCGTGCCGCCGGCTTTGCCAAGCGCCTCGTCACGCAAGGACACCACGCGGTCCCACCCCTGGACGAGCGCGTTAACGCCTTCCAGCGCCTCCTTGTCCCCGAACAGCTTGGCCATCTTGAACTGGTCGCCGCCGGTTACCTCCTTGGTGAGACGGACCAGCGTCGTGAGATGATCGACGCCCTTTTCGGCACCGGCCTTGAACTCCTTCTCGAGGTCCTTGCCCATCTCCTTGAACTTCTTGCTCGTCTCCTGAATGAATGCTTTACCCGTGACGTTCTCGAACCGAGTCGCGGCCTCGGCACCGGAGCCGGTCGCCTCGCGCAGAACCTGCAGGGACGCGACCGTGGTCGCGAGGCCCTTGTCCCCATCGAGACGCATCCGCTTGGCGTTCGCGCCCATGCTGGCCAGATGGCCGGCCATGTCCTTGAACTCGAACTGGCCTTGCTTCCCGCCGTAGTGGGCGATGTCGAAAGCTCGCTCCAGATCCTTACCGGCGATGCCGTACTGCTTCATGGCGGCGATGCCGGCCGTCGCAGTGTCCGACAGCTCGGCGTTGGCCGCGACCGCGGTGCGCAGGACCGCCGGCGTCGCCGTCAGCGCCTCGTTGAACGACAGGCCTGCAGCGGTGAGCTGGCCGAGCGGCTTCGCGGCGTCCGTCGCGCTCCGGCCGAGAGCCGGCGCAATCTGCTGCAGCCGGTCCCGGGCCTCCTTGATCTGCGCATCGGTGGCGTTCGCAGTGATGCCTGCGTCCGCCACGGCAGCCTCAAGGCTGGCATACTCCTTGATCGAGCGAGCAACCCCGTAGACCGCAGCGGCCGGTGCGGCGATCCGCGCTACGGCCCCAATCCCAGCGGCGCGGGTTGCAGCGAGGCCGGCGGAAGCGCCATCGAGAACGCGCGATTGCGCAGCGGCTTGGCGCTGGACCGTGCCCGAGAGTGCGCCGATCTGGCGGGAGGTGGCCCCCACCTGAGCGCCGACCCGCGCCGACGAGCGGCCAAGGCGCGCTCCGGCCC